ACCGGCTCCCTGTCCGGTCTCTTAATCCGCGTTTTGCTTTACAGCATCCCCCTCTTCTGCGCCTCCTGCCCGTACCTGCACCTGTCCAGCACCCCGCATGTGAGGCACCCCGGCGAGTTTTCGCACAGCTTGTTTTTGATCTCCCTGTCGCTCATATGTTCCGCCCGCCTGAAATACTGGGCCCTTTCCGCCCGCTTTTCCTTTTCCGTCAGCCTCCGCATGCCCGCCATGGTGCGCGCCATCATGCGCATGCCCCCTTTCATCGCTTTTTTTGTTTCACCCGCCGCGCCATCCTTTTCTGGCTCTGGATCACGCTGTTGACGGCCTCCGCGTTTTCCAGCCGCCGCTTTCTGGCCTCCCGGTTTTTCTCCGCGTATTCCCTGTATTTTTCGCATCGCCCGTGGCATCCCGGCTCCCTGTCCTGGCAGCCCCAGCATGGTGCCCGCATTCTTCCCGCGCCCTTCCCTTTTTTATATCGCCAGCAGATCGGCAAAGTTTTTGATCGTGAGTATCACCCAGTAAGCCACGATCCACTTCCACATGTTCTTTTTCCCTGTCAGCCCCGATGCCACCCACGCGGCGTCCGCCATCAGCAAAAACACCAGGATTTGTGATACGATTTTCATGTTTCCTCCTTCTTCCCGTTGCCCCGTCCAAAAGCCTTCCCCTGGCAGGCAATGCCGCCAATTTAAGAGAAAAGCATCACTGATAATCAAGAAACTGTTTATCAAACAACTGTCTATGTCATCCTGAGCGCGTCCGAACGCGAAGGATCTAAGAAAACGAAGCATCATAGACCAAGTAGAAACTGCCAACTCTCGGCTGTCATCCTGAGCGCATCCGGACGCGAAGGATCTCATATCAGCGCACTCTGCCAGGCAATCTATTCCCCGGCAAGGAAATCCTGCCCGCCTTCGGCGGGCGCAAGCGAACACGACCGCCTCCTTCGTCGGGAGTTCCTTCGCTTCGCTCAGGATGACAGCGTTTCTTGTTCATTGTATCGTTTCTTGGTTGATCGTGTTTCCCCTTAAGTTAACAGCCTTCCCCTGGCAGGGGGGCCGCAGCGCCCGGATGGTGGCGCGAAGCGGCTCGGATGAGGTGCTCCCTTATTCCTCCTTCGGCGGTTCCGGCAGCGGCATCCAATGCGTAACCGCTTTATCTGGCAAAGGCTGAAAACATCCCCGATTATAAAAGTGTTTCGCTTCGTAAAGGAGAACATTGCATCCTTTCCACGCCATAAACGCAAACACCCATCTCTCGTCATCCGGCAGCCTGTCCTTAACGCTGATCCATCTGCCTTGCAGCGCTTCTATCGCCATGTCAAAGGCCGCGGCGTAATCCATCGGATAATCCCATTCCACCTGGGCAATGGCCGTTTTTTTTGGTTTCAATCGCTTCCCGGTTCGTCATTCCTCTCATTCCTCCTGGTACTTGCTATGATAGATGGCCCTGGCCCGTTCGCAGTATGTCCACCTGCCGCAGCAGAACACCCTGTAGTGCAGCTCCTTCTGCTCCTGGCTCCCGAACAGGATTTCTCCCTTGGTGTCCGGGATCACGCCCTCGCACACGATGTACATCCTGGTGTGAAACTGAAAATAGGGGCATTGCGCTTCCCGATCGCAAAGCGTCCTGTTCCCCGTTTTGGTTTTCCGCTTCCTCCCGCGCATGCTGCCCCTCCCGTGTTCACGCTTCTTCCACTTTCAGCCCCCAGCAGGCCGCCATCTGTTTCTTCTTGTTGATGTATACCCGGTTTTTCTTTGTGATCTCGCTTTTCACGTCGATCACGTGGAATTCCCTGTCCTTCGTCAGGATGCAGAAGTCCGCGATATACCGGATGCCTCCCGGCAGATCAAACGGCACCTGCCGCAGGATCAGCCGTATCGATCCCGCCTGAAGCTTTGGCAGCAGCACGTTTTCATAATACCTGGCTTCCTTCTTGCTGCCGAACTTCTTCCCGTCCACGGTGGTTAATACGTTCCGGTATTTGTTCACCGGCTTTTCTTCCGCCGGTTCCGGTTCCTCCTGCCCCCGCCTTGCCATCCAGGCCCGGAATTCCACTTCCGTCATCCTCAGCGCCATTTGCCGTGCCCGTACCCCTTGATGTACGCCCGGCTGTACCGGCTCCGCTGCCTGGCGCCCGCGGGCTTCCCCCTCCGGCTCCTGTCCGCCATCAGGTTAATGATCTCCCTGTCCGCCATGTCCTCAAGCTTCGGCTCCTCCGCCAGCGCCCACAGGGCGGCCATCCCCAGGGCAAAGGCAACTACCAGTTCCCACATGCTTCATTCCTCCTGTCTTTCATCCCCATTGTTCCGAAAAAGCCCGCGCGATTCCGGGAAATGTCCGGCTCCTTATTTTTTGTGATCTGTTTGAGTTCAGCTCGTATCTTTCTTTGATCGTTCTGTCCCGCTTCTTGCTCGTGCTGCCTACCCACAGTCCTGTCGGCACCACGATATCATCAGCCATCAGCGGCGGCAGCCCTTTCAGCCATAGGCAGGTTCTCTTCCTCCATGGCTCCCCGAACATGTAAGGCTCTATGATCTGTGAGCACGTCGGAAGGTTGAAGACTCGCAATTGCACCGGGTTTTCGATGCATAGCCTTTCCTGCCCGCTTTCCCATATCGCCATGAAGAATTCAGCGGCCTGCAATCCCTTCTCATATCTGTCATAATCTCGGATGGTATGATCCTTATTAAATAATCGGACGGCTCCTGCCGCGCTTAAATAGGTACATGGCGGGTGCGCGATCACCAAATCCCATTTCATTTTCAGCATCTCCAGCGCGTCCGCCTTGATGTGCCATTCCGGATGTCCGCCGGAGCAGTCCTGCAAATCGCAGCTGTACGCCTCATGTCCCCGCTCCCGGAATGCTGTGCAAACGCGCTGGCTCTCCTCACACGCTACCAATACCCGCATGGTCTTTCATCCATTCCACCAGCGGCCTGTATACCTCCCGGGCGTACAGCACCCCGCCGATAAAGCCCAGCCCCAGCGCCAGCCCCTGCAATAGGATTTCTTGCATCATCTACGCCTCCATTTCCCCGCGGAAAATCATCCGCACCCGCTGGGCCATTTCCGCTTCCTTCGCCGCTTCCTTGAGCAGCCGTCTCTTCCGTTCGTTGTGCCCGTAGATCAGGGCCAGCGCCGCCTCCCGCTCGTCATATACCGCGGTGTGGGTCGCCCGTTTCTTTTTCCCGTCCCTGATCCCCGCTTTCCTGACGCCATAATCTATCAGCGCCTTGCTCACCGTGCCTTGGCCGTATCCGTATTTGTCCGCGATCTCCATCTGTGTCATCGTTCCCATAAAAAACCTCCTGCCTCTCTTTACCCATCCAGCCAAATCATCAGGCACCAGTATCCCGGCATCGCCTTTTCCACCCGCAGGTCCCCCAGCCGCAGCAGCATGTCCCTGAGCTCCTCCCGCGTCCGCCAGGTCTCCGGTTCCTTCCGTTTCCGGTATACGCGCCCCCAGGCCACGTCCCAGTTGACGCCACGCATCAGCTGTCGAAATGTCAGCGTTTCCGTCATGCCGTTTTCTCCTGGCTTTTAATCATCGTCTCCATGTCCATCTGCCGCCCGACCACGGCCCCCGTCCTCCGGTCAATCACGGGCTCCTCCTGCCTGCGCATCCTGTGCTTGTGCAGGGGGCAGCTATCGCAGCCGCAGGTTTCCACCATGCTCCTGTGCCCGCCCATGCAGTCCAGGCACTTGGCCCGGATGTCCTTTAAAATGGCATCCAGCACCATGCTTTCGCTCATTCGTTCACCCCTAATCCCTACCTATACACCGTCAGCCTTTCGATCTCGTCCCCGTTCTCGTCGATCAGCACGGCTTCCATCTCGTTCTCGTGGTGGATCTGGCATATCAGCTTTCCCACCTTCCTGGCGTGCTCCCGCATGCTGCGGGCGGGCACGTTCACGGCCCCGGCCAGCCGCACGCCCATGGGCCCAAAGTAATATTCCACGGTAATCATGTTCCCGCCGCCTTTCCCAACTGTCCAACGATCACCCGGTTTCCCTGCGCGTCCTGCCGCACCAGCAGGATCCTGCCGCCCAGCCCCGCCTGGCTCCTGGCCTTCCGCGCGGCGCAGGGCTGATGGTAGATTTTCGCCTTCCGGATGTCGTCCACCACGTGCGCGTACCGTTTCTCCTCGCTCCATACGTTCACCACGTTCTCGATGTACTGCCCGCCCGGCACCCGGATCACGAACCCGTCGTTATTCCGCCTCACATCGCTCATTGAAAACCTGCTGCCTCCTGCTTTTAAACCTCTGAAAAATAGATCGCCTTCGCCACGTCCCTGGCCGCGTATACGTGCAATCCGTTCAGGTCGAATTTCGGCACCTCCTTCTCCCGCACAAACTTCCGCGCCGCCCGGTCGTCCGTCCCAAAGAATTTTGATATGTCCCGCAGCCGCAGCATCTTCGCCCCGTCCGCGCTTTCGATCAGCTCGTCGTATATCTCCTGCTGCCTGGCAGGCATCTTGATCCTTGGCATATTTATTCCCCCTGCCCTTCCGTCATTGGCCGCCAGCCCACGCCGATATAGTCCAGAACTTCTCCCCAGCCCATGTCATACATCCAGAAATGCCATTCTTTGGGGTTGCTCTCATGCAGCATGTCAAAGTGGTGGGGCCGCTTGTCCAGGTGGATGCCATACCCGCACATACTGCACCCGGTTCTCTGGGCCTTGGTCGTCCTCAGCGTCCCGTCCGTGTCCCGCGCGATTTCCCCGTAGATTTCAGGAACGTGTACATTGAGGTCGAGGGCCAATTGCAGCAAATCCTGACGGTTAAAAAAGTTGAAGGGGCAGCTTCGCGCCGTGTCCTTGCCCACATAGTTGCATCCGTGCATCCGAAGGCTGTATTGCCGCCGCCCGCCTTCGCTCTGCATCAGGCCCAGGAACGGCCAAATGTTGTGTTCTTCCTGATACCGCCGCGCCGGTTCCTCTTTCAGCCAGAAACAGCACTGGTCGGATACCTTGAACGGCGCTGCCTGGCAGTCCAGGTCAGGCCGGAAATCCTTGTACAGCCCGCCGAACAATTTCACCCATTTATCGGGAATTTTGAAGCGCGGGTTGGTCTTGTATTTGCCCCAGGCCCCTTCCTCCCCGGTCATGTACGCCTTGATGATCGGCGAAGTATCGCCCGGCGTTTGTAACCGGCTGATCTTCGCGCTGGTCTGCTTGCTGATAATCGGATACCCGTATTCCTTGAGCACCTGCACTTTGCTTTTCAGCGGCTGAATGGGGATCACGCCCATTTCCTCGTGCACCGCCTGAATGCTCTTGTCCTCCAGAATCGAAACGCTGACCCCGTCGCAGGCCCCCAGCACCGCCCGGCAGAACGCCAGCAGCGTGATGCTGTCCAGCCCGCCCACGGATACCGCGTAATTCTTCCCGTATTGTTCGCATGTGGTCTGCCAGTCCCGCACCCGGGTCTCCGCCACGGCGACTTTCGCCTCATACGGCAGCTCCAGCATCTGCGCGTTATGCCGCATCCGCGTGGCCTTTTCTTCGGGCGTTTCTTTCTTCTGCCCTTCCTGCCAAATCTTTGCCATGCTTCCTCCTTTCATCCCTTCGCCCCCGGCCCCCGCCTGTCATCCCGAGCGAAGGTGAGCGGGACGCGAACCGCAGCCGAGGGATCTGATACCCCCGGCCCCCGCTGTCATGACTTCGCCATCGCCAAGCGGCGAGTTTTTACATAAAGTTTCAGCAGGCTTTCACTTTTTTCCCGTTCCTTTATCCATAAATCCCGATATATCCGGGCTTCCTTCTCTGCTTCATCAATCTTCATCTGCATACGCCACTTCTGCCCGGGCGTAAAGTCAAAATCATTTAAGGCTTCTTTTAATTCTTGTTCTTTATCTGCCAAGGCAAGGTTAGCGTTTTCCAGTTCGTCCCGCAGCTCGGCATTTTCCGCTACCAGCCTTTCCACCCGTGCTTTCAATTTGTTCATTTCTTCTTCACAGAGTTTGAAATTACTCATGAATGATTCCTCCTTTCATCCCTTCGCCCCCGGCCCCCGCTGTCATCCCGAGCGAAGGTGAGCGGGACGCGAACCGCAGCCGAGGGATCTGATACCCCCGGCCCTTGCCTGTCATGACTTCGCCTCGCCGCCCCCGCCTGTCATCCCGAGCGAAGGTGAGCGGGACGCGAACCGCAGCCGAGGGATCTGATACCCCCGCTCACGCGCTTTCCTGATCTTCCCTTGCGAACAAGTATTTCAATTCATATTCCGGGAATAGATTCTTCGCAATAATCATCGCTTCATCAAACGTGAAATCCGTCACCCCATCCAGTTTGTTCCGCGCCGTTTTCTCCGTCGTATCAATGAGCGCCGCTATCGTTTTGGTCGCGATATGCTTAATGCTCATCACATTCTGAAGGTTTTTCAGCATTGTTTTTTCCTCCTCTCATGTTACCTTGCAAGGTAATTACAGTGCTAATATATACCTTATAAGGTATTTTGTCAATACTTTTTTTCTTCGCAAGGTAATTTTTTATTGACTTGCGCCTTTTATTCCTATATACTACGGGTGAAAGGCGGTGTTCATATTGACTTTTCTTGAGAAGCTGGATTATCTGATGAACCGAGATAATCTAAATAAACACACTTTGGCCCAAAAAAGCGGTATTCCCTATACAACCATTGTCGGCTTCTATGAAAGAAGCTACGGGAATACCAAACTATCCACCATTCAAAAGCTATGCGACTTTTTCAATGTCTCCCTTGATTATATGGCGCGTGACGAATATTCAAATCCCTATGATTCCCCAAACGCATTTTCCGAAGATGAAATCAGCCTAATCGACCAGTACCGTGATCTTTCACCAGAAGGGCAGCAGTATATCCGACAAACTATGGCCATTGCCCACGCTACAATGAGAAAAAATTTGTCTACTGTCGATCTGGAAAACCTTGCATAATTAAGGTGGTGAATGTACGTGACTTGGCTTTCCCTTTTCGCTGTTCTTTTCCTTATTATTGAATTCCTTCTTGATAATCCAGATGAAATTGTTTTTCTGCTTAACGAAAGTCATAAGAAGAATCAATGACTGCCACTAATATAGACGAATATGAGGTGTAATCAACCGATGCGGAAAAACATCTTGCTCATTATTTACCCGATCATTATCATTTTGATGCTTGTATTTTATTTTACCAGCAGCAAAAAAGATAATACCTCCAGCAGCGTTCCGTTGCAGGCTTATGCCGCGCAAACTTCTGCACCCCGTTCTGTGAGTGCTGCCGCGATCCACACTGCCTCCCCGGAAAATCCATCTGCCGCCCGCATGGAGCCCACGGCCACCCCGCGCATAACCAATACATACGTCATCAATTCAAATACCGGAAAATTCCATAAACCTTCCTGTTCATCTGTCAAACAGATGAAAGAGAAAAACAAGAAATACTTTACCTGTACCCGGGACGAGATGATTATTTGGGGTTATTCTCCCTGTCAGCGCTGCAATCCCTAAGTCCGCCTTCCCCTCGCGGGAGAAACGAATGAAGCGCCCCTCTCAACAAAAAAAGCCCCCCTTCCGGGGGAGCCTTTTCTTCCTCGCTCATGTCGCCGCCAGCCTTATTTTTGCCAGTTCCTCCGCCAGGGCAAGCCGCTCGTTTCGCACGTCGATATCGTCCTGCAGGTTCAGGAAGTACCTTTCGCTCACCCCGAAGTACCGGCTCAGCCGCAGCGATGTATCCGCCGTCACCCGCCGCCGCCCATGCAGGATGTCCTGGATCCTGGAGAGCGGCACATAAATATCTTTCGCCAGCCGGTAAGCGCTGATCCCCATGGGATCCATGAATTCTTCTTTCAGGATTTCGCCGACGGTCGGCGTCTCGATCACGTCCTTCATGTTTTCCGCCTCCTTCAATGATAGTTTACGATCTCCACGTCGTAATAGTCCCCGTTCCTCTCTGTGAAACAAATCCGGTATTTGTCGTTGACGCGGATGCTGTGCTGCCCCTCCCTGTCTCCGTGCAGCTGTTCCAGATGGTTCGCGGGCGGCACCCGCAAATCGTTCAGGTTTTCCGCATTGTCGATCATCATCAGCTTTCTCAGCGCGATCCGCTGGATATCCCCCGGCAGTTTGCGCGAAAACTGCTGCTGATATACCCGTTCCGTTTCACGGTCAGCAAATGTCTTAATCATATGTTTATTATACCCGTTTCCCGTGCGTATGTCAATCCATCAAATGAGGTGATCCCATGAAGCTCCCCGCCATCCGCCAGCTCCCCAGCGGCTCCTGGTTCTGCCGCGTGCGAATCGACGGCAAGGACGTATGTATCACGGAGCCCTCCGAGGCGAAATGCCGCGCCCGCGCCATGGCCTATAAAACCGGCATCATCGACGAGCGCCGCGCGCCCTCAGGCGCTAAGACCCTGGCCCAGGCATGCGACCAGTATATCGATATCCGCCGCGGCGTCATTGAGCCCAGCACCATCGCCACGTATGAAAAATACCGCCGCCTGTATTTTCAAGGCATTATGTCCACGCGCCTGTCCGCTCTGAATGATCACCTGCTCAGTCAGGCCGTCAGCTGTGAGCGCCAGAAAACCAGCCGGCGGGGGAGACCCATCAGCGCCAAAACCATCCAAAGCGCTTTGGGGTTTATTAAATGCGTCCTCAAGGAAAACAAGGTCGAATATGACAAAATCCTCGCCCCGGAAGTCAAGCGCCGCGTCGTGCGCCTGCCCGAGCCCGATCGCGTGATCCGCGCCATCGTCGGCTCTGAAATCGAATTGCCCTGCATGCTGGCCGCGTGGCTTTCCCTCAGCATGTCCGAGATTCGTGGCCTCACCAAAAGCCGCTCCGTCTACAACCATCAGCTGTATGTGGTGGACACCGTCGTGCGCGTCCGCGTGGGGGAGAGGACGACCCCCGACGGCAAGAAAAAGGGCATCTATCAGGATATCAAGAAGGAAGGCGGCAAAGAAGAGGAGCGCACCCGCGTCCTTGACCTGCCGCCCTATATCGAATCCCTCATTGCCCAGGTAGAAGGTGACGTGCTCTGCCCACTCACCGTGCGCCAGATCGAGCGCCGCTTTAATGCCCTCGTCGCATCCGCTGGTCTCCCGCATATGACCTTTCACCAGCTGCGCCACTTGAACGCCTCCACCATGGCTATGCTGCAAATTCAAAAAGAAATCGCCCGCGAACGTGGGGGATGGAAAACCGACCATGTCATGAACCAGGTCTACACCCACACCTTCGACACACCCCGCCTTGAAGCGGATAAAAAAATTAACGCTTTTTTCGAAAAGCAGATCAGCTCCGCCCGCCCGCATCCCCAGCCGGAAACCGTTGCCGAAAAACTGCGAAATGGCAATAAATCGGCAATGAATCTTAAAAAACATAAGGTTTACCGTCTCTTTAGGGAATAAGTAAGACGTTCGATTCTCCTCACCTCCACTATCAAAAAAGCCGCGAAAACGCGGCTTTTTGTTGTAAATACTAAGAAAATTGGGGATTTCGGCTTACTTTGCATACATGCCAAAAGTGCGTTTTTAGGCACTTCACAGCATCCATTTTGGCAATGAAATTGGCAATGAAAAACCCGCCCAAAGAGGCGGGTGGTTCCCAGGTCTATCTTTATCCTCGCAGCCTTACAGGTGGTATTTGTCCGTCGGGTTGTTCACGATGCCGAAGCCCACGAGCACCGGCAGCAGCAGCTCCATGAACTCGTCGAACACAGGGGCCAGGTCATACCCGGTGGCCTTTTTGATCACGAAGGCCACCAGCGCGACGATGGACAGCCAAAGCGCCCAGCTCTTGAGCCTGTTCTGTTTTTCTTCCATGGTCTTCCCTCCATTCTACATTCTGCGTTCTACATCCTACATTCTGATCGGGCGGGTGCGCCGCCAGTGTATCCAGCCGATGATGCGCGGACTTGCAGCTGGATTCCACGGCGCTCAGGCGTTCGGAGATAACATCAATGCGCCCGCGCATGCCGCGCATTTCCACCCGGATGTCTTCCACGCCGCCGCTGATGTTGTCCAGTTTCGCTTCCAGCCGCGCGCTCCCCGCCGCATCCTGCCGGGTGTCTTTCCGGCTGGTAAGGATCAGGCCAACCAACGCAATCAGCACGGCGGCAGCGCTCAGTATCGTTGATGTTTCCATGTTATTCCCCTCCCGCGCTGAAATCGAATTCTTCGGCAGGAATTTTCGTGTTGCTCTGTTTGAGATATACGTCAACATACATCTCATTCTTTGCCAGGTTATAGGTGACTTCCGGGTAGTAGTGGCCCAATTTCTGGTCATACAACGTGCATTTTTTGTAGCCCAATTCATGCGCGAACCAAACAAATTCCAATTCTTCCATGGTCAGTTCCAATTCGTATTTTTCCCGCATGATCCGAATTACCGCATTTTTCGCAGCTTTCTCAAACTCATAACTTGTCATCGTTAATACCTCCTTCTAATTTCGTCCGCTTCTTCTTTCCCGTACTTCTTGCAATTCCGCCTGTAATCAATCCATTGAGCCAACGGAACGCATACAACGAGAACCAATATTACCGCAACGAGAATAAGGGGAACCGGGATGCCTAATATTGATTCATCTAAGATTTCCATTCGTTTTACCCCGCCAGCGCATTTTTGATGATCCCCAGGCAATCGGATAGCGCAGCCTGTATTTCCAGCATCTTCAGGCGCGGCAGGGTGACGGTATCCGTGCCCTCCGGTTCGCCCGGTTCGTCCGGCTCCTGCGGTTCTTCCGGCGCCCCCGTGCCCGGCGCTTCGTATTCCATCCCCAGCGCCTTTCTGGTCTTCGGCCCCACCACGCCGTCAGCGGCCAGCCCGTGGGCGCTCTGGAACGCCTTGACCGCCGCCTCGGTTTTCGCGCCGAAAACGCCGTCTATTTCCAGGTTCGCGCCGTACTTGGCATTCAGGAGCGCTTGCAGCTCCTCCACCTCGTCACCCTTGCTTCCGCGCCGCAGGGTCGCCACATTTTTGCTCTCGCTCACGTTCAGCCCCGCCTTTCTCAGTTCTTCGGTGCTGTACAGCCCGGCAGGAACGCCCCAGTGCGTCCATGCGGGCGTACCGGGCAGCTTGTCCCTTTTTACGGTGGTGCTGCAATGGATGATCTCGCCGTCGCCCTGGTACATCCCCGTGTGGCTCATTTTGCCCTCTTTGCGCTTGAACACGCAGCAGACCAGGCCGCGAGGAATATCCTTGATTTCGCCCTTCGCCGCCCAGTTGGACGCGGTTTCCCATTGGGTAGTAGCGCCGCCGCCGGCCAGGGAAAGCCCGACCTGCGCCAAAAGCCAGCGGGTAAAGCCCCGGCAGTCGAAGCACCTGCACCCGTCCCATTTGCACCCAGAACAGGACGATTGTTTCCCGCTCAGTACCGGGCAGTTGTCCTTGATCGCCGCCGCGTACTTCTCATTGCTGTACCCCATCCTGTTTTTCCGCCAGGACGGCGTACACATCTCACCCGCCGCCGCGTAGACGTAGGGCCAGCCTAAGCAGCTTTCGGATAATTCCCGGATGATCTCCGGCCTGCTGTCGCCGCGCTTCTTCCAGGACGCCAGCATCGCGTCCACTTCGCTTGTAGTGTACATTTCCCTTCCCCCCTCCCTGAATTACACCAATGGGTTTCCACAATCTTCTTTCACGGCGCATCACCTCCCATTCACAAGAGGGGCAGACGTGCCGCCCTTCCGGGATAATGGCCCCACAAGCCACGCAATGGTTCTCATTGCTCATTCTTCCACCAGCTCTTCCATGCCGCTGTCGATCAGGATCTCGCGCACCTTGTCTTTCAGCAGCTTCGGCACCTGGGTGAAGGTTTTCTTCCCCAGCATGATCTGCTGCGCCCACAGCATCGCCATCATGTATGCACCCTCCTTTCCGAACAGGATCGTTATCAACAGCGAATAAAGCTTATTCGCCATAGATCATTTCGCTCATTTCCAGGATGCACTCGGTCAGCATGTCGTTGGCCTCCCGAAGCTCCCGGATGGTTTTTTCCAGGGCGCTTTCCTCCGTGAACGTGAACCAGCAGCGCCCGTCTACGCTGGCGCACTCGGTGAGGACCGCGTTCCGGTACACCCGCGTATCTTCCCCGCTTTCCACGGTCACTTCGGACAGGTCGTCCGGGAACGCGGGCTTTTGCGGCAGGATAAAGCAGGTTCCGTTCTTTTCCGCCGCCATTTCCGTGCCGTCCTTGAAAATAATTGTTACTTCCATGCTTCTGCCTCCCCAAATGCGCTTACGCCTTGATCGCAAATTCCGGACGAATACCACCTACAGTGGTGTCCGAGGCTCCAACCGCGTTTCCTTCGCCGCCAGCATTCACATTTGTAAAGTTATGCTCATTATTAATATCTCGCGTCCAATATGGCGCTTGAATAGAGATATAATTTGGTGAAAAGACAAACAGTTGGAATTGCGCGTTGCTGTTGCCGATGTTGTAATTTATGCCTATTTGGGGCCTTCCGCCGCCCCTGGATGAACCGAAGACCATGTTTTCATTCATCAGCTCAAACATGCAGTCGTACCAGCTCCACGCGGACGCTAAGTTGTCTGTAATCGCATTTGTCAGCAATTCCCGGTGGGTCAGGATGTGCTCCGCCCCGAACGCGCCCGTGATGGCCGCTCCTGCCGTCGCTTTCCCCGTGTTGCTGTTGGACGCCGTGTAATAGTCGCTCCCCACATAGCCGCCGGTCGTGATGTCCGTGCTGTTCATTTCGCAGGACGTTGCCAGGCACGTATCCGGCACGATCACGGCGTGGTGCGTCTGGCATACATGCCCTTCGTCTCCGTGGTTCAGCCAGTAATCAAAGGCCGCGATGCGCCAGTTCACGTTATTGATCGTCCAATAGTCCCCGATGAACAGGCCGTCGAAGGTGCCCGCGCCGATGGCCGCGTACTGGGCCTCCGTCAC